CTACCTCTTTTAAACACACCATCTTTTTCAAATACATTGTAAAAGTTACTTAAACACCACTCAATCTTTTTCACATATTCTTTACCATCTTTATCGACTTCACCTTCAATATCCTCTCTACTTTTTCCATTTTTAGAAAGTTTCATCATTTTTTTAATATGATCCCTACATGTTGCCTTATTATTGATAATATCAACTCTATCTAGTTTCATACCAAAAAGTTCAATTCCCCCTCTTTCAGAAGTTGTACCCTTTTTAGATTTTTTAAAATCGTCATCAGACATTGAGTCACCTTTAGCGTCAGTACCAGTACCACCCTTTTGTTGTTTTACTTCTTTATCTGTACCTTTTAGTTTAATGTCTTTAGCGTCTACTTTATCTGTAGATAATTTATCCGCTTTTTGTAACTTTAACTTTTCTAATTTAGTGTCTTCTATAGGTTTACCTGTAATTTCTTTACTTAATGTATTTAACGCATTAATGTTACCATCTTCAAGGTTGTCACTTTCATCTTCATTCAAACCCAATTTTTTCTTAAATCCTTCTAAAGTTTTAGGTCCGACAATACCGTCCGCATTTAACCCAGCCTCTTTTTGCATTTTCATAACCGATTCTTTAGTTTTAGGTCCGAAAATACCATCAGATGTTACACCTAATAAGGTTTGTAGTGCTTTTACACCCTCCCCTTTAGAACCTACTTTTAAATTGGCTTCACTAATAACTTCTTCATTTTCTACCAAATTACCGAACATTCTCTCTTCAGTAAAAAGTGACTTCATTCTATTTATTTCTTCATTAATATTGTTTAGTCTTCTCATAACATTTTTTTTAGTAATTTTATATAACTATAAATATAACCAAATAACAAAAAATCCCTATCAAACTAATGATAAGGATTTTTTTATAAATTTAAATATTCTAATTTCTTAGAATACGTTAATTGCTCTGTCGAAACGAAGTGTACATGTGATGTCTGCCAAATCAGAAGAGTTATAATCCAAACTTCCAAAATCTGCGTCATTCAATTGTGTTCCTTGAAGAACCCACTTTTGTACAACGACACCTGTTGGGTCTAACATTTCTAATTCTACGTCTTTCTTATATCCTGCAGCGTAACCTTGTCTACCTGTTACTGATTCTGAGTGTAAACGTACCCATTCCATCAACGCCTGTGTTGCGGAAGGTCCGATAGGATCTCTAAATGTTACGGAAATAGAATCCCATCTAAATCTACCAATCACATAAGTAGATGTATTTAAAAATGGAATCTCCACCTCATCACTCGTATATTTAGGTCTAGATGTTGTAGAAACCCACCATTCTTGTATCCCTAATTCATCGGGAAATCTTAAAATAAACCTATTCTTTCTTAACGGTTCGTAAGGAACAGGCATTCTCATTAATAAATCTGCCATTTTTTCTTTTTTTTAATTTTTTATTATAGTTATTCTTTATTTACTATATAAATATTCAGTTTTTAAAAAAAACTATTTTTTTATAATTATTCTTTTCTTTTTTGTATCTTTTGGATCTGAAGTATCATAAACAGTAAAAGTAATTTCGGGGTATAGTCGTTTTAATTCATCCCTAATTAAATCTTCTATAACTTCTACATTACCTTCATCATCATCACTAAAACCAACACTAATACCCTCAAAATCTTCGTCATCTTTAATTTTAGATATTTGACTAACTATTCTATCTACAAAACTTTTAAACGCAATTTTCTTTCCTTCTTCTGGATTTGTCCCCACACTTTCTAAACCAAACCTTTGTGCAAATTCCTCTGAAGACACTGGATGGTAATCTTGTAAATTTAAATATTCGTCTATTGTTAATCCATTAAGATTCTTTTCCATTTCTTTTTCTTTCACCCAACCCATATCTCTAATTATCGCCTTTATACCTTCTTTTATTGCCTTTGGTGGGTTAGACCTAGCAGTAATGATAGAAAAGTCACTACCACTTATTAATGCCTCTTTAAATTTATCAAAACTAGGTCCATAACTACGATTACTTAATGCCCTTTTAGTATCTTCAATAAACGCATCATAATCTCTAAAATCTTTAAACGCACTTAATATATCATCATTTGGGTATCTAAACTCTTTCCCTAATTTATGTCTAATACTTCTAAATTGTTCTGTTGATACTGACACAGGTACCCACATAGTATTACCTTCACTACCTAAATCCGCAATATCATTACTATTAACATTATAATCTAAATGTATTCTTGTGGGCATAACCAATATATTATCATCCCAATCAAATGAATACGCTTTTTTCTTAAACTCTTTTAGTAATTTATATTGTGACTCTGTAATTATTAGTTTATTAAAGTTTTTAATTGATTCATTTTTATCATCACTAATTGCGTTACCCAAAAAGAAAGGTATTAACGCAGGAAACCCATTTTTTATTAATGATCCTATTTGTTTATATAAATCATTTTTTAGTTTTTTTTGTAATTTAGGGTTAACTGCACCTATAGGTCCTTCTAATTGACTCAAAAATAGTGCAGTATCTTTAGATAAACCAAAATCTGCGTATTTTTGTATCGTTTCAGATGAAGAAAAATCACCCTTTCTTAGTGACTCACCTAAAAATGTTGCTAAACCTTCTCCTCTACCTTTTGTAGTACTTTTTTGTATAATATCTCTAATTGATGCAACAAAATTAGGTTCTATTTCAACAATATTTGATAAATAATTTAAATGAAACTTAGAATTATTAAAACTTTCTCTATAAATGTCTGCATTATTTTCTGCAAATTTAATAACCTCATCATCAGACCATTCTAAATTTTCTAATTTATTTTTAATAGTTTTATACTTTTCAAACTGACTATCAGTAATCTTACCCATTTCTTTTAACCTTTCTAATTTAACCATATCGAAAGAAGGTCCGTTAAGTAAAAAATATCTATAAGTTCGAGCTTTTACTTTTTTATTAACTACCTCTAAAACATTTGGGTTTTTATATGTGCCTTTACCTCCCGAAAAAAATCTTCGTATATCATGCAACCACGATTCTTGATTAACATGTGTCAATTCATGTGTTAAAGTAAATTTTATTTCATCTGGATTTTTTACTAAATTAGAATTTATTATAACCCATTGTTCCCCATCTATATTTGTTTGTATACCTTTAACATTATCCCCTAAAATAGTTCTATCGAAATACCCACTTTTAGTGCCGTATCCCATTTCTTGTAATTTATTAACTTTAAACCTACTATATTTATTTTGAACTTTATAATTTTTATTTACGTCAGTATATAACGGAGCTAAATTTTCCCAACTTATACCCTCATCAGGATAGTTTTTAATGAAATCATTTAATATTTCTTTCTCAACTTCTGAAGGTAATTCCTTAGCACCTTTTTGTGATAACTTATATGGGCCATACTTCCCATATGTTATTTTAGTTGGTGTCCCATTAATAGTTATTTCTACATAATCTTTTTTTCCTTTATTATCAAAGGGCCAAGTTCCATAACTATCACCACTCTTCCATTTTTCAAAGTTGTCAGTTATTTTTTTAATATCACTATCACTAATATTTAGTTTCTTACCTACAACCTGTGGAGATTTTAGTGAAATATCTATTTTTGGTTCATTGTTTATAGGTGTCTTTTGAGTATCGTCCAAAGGTAAAAAATATTCTTTATCACCCACATTGGTTTTAACAACATTTGTATTTGTTTTAGTATCTTTTACTAATGTTACTTTTGGATTGGTTACGATAACACTAGACGACAAATTTTTATTCGCCATTGCCGCTGGAAGCATTTCGTCAAAAATTTCATGAGTTTCTTCGGGAATATTTCTTTTCATCAAAAAATAAAGTTGTTCTCCTTTCTTTTGAGATTCTTCGAAAATATCATTAACTCTTTTAACAAAATTTGGGTCATTTAGCGACACCATTGTTTGTTTAAAATTCTTAAACCCTTGTTCACCCAAAGAAGATTTCCAAATTGACTCAAACTCATCCAGATATTTAACCATATCTCCAATGTTAGACACCTTATAATTTAAAAATTTATTAGATATTTTTACATCTATTTTTTTTAATGTCTGTACTACAGACTTTGTTAAAACATCTGAACCATATTTTCCATCTGTTAGCGCACTAAGTAAACGTTTCTTCCAGTTTTGTTCTACTAATAACTTATATTGAGATTCTGTAATGTTTAATTTCATATAATATAAATATTGTTTATAAATAAAAAAACCCATCTAAGATGGGTTTTAAAAAACATTTTTTTATTGGTTATTGCATTGGTTTTGGTTTACCCATTTTATTCATAACACATTTCCCAATAGGTTCAATTTTAGAAATAATCATCTTAGCATCGCTTTCATCCATCTCCATTCCACATTCTAACGCTTTAGTATAATCTTTTTCCGTTATCATTTTTATACACGCTTCAGGTAAATTAGTAATATCTTTTAGTGAAGTATTTTCCATAACACAATCAATGACAATCTGTTTAGGGTCTTCATTTTCACTCAAAAATCTTTTTGCAATTCTACGTAAGTCAGATTCTGTTAATCTAATTACTTTTCCGTTTTTTTTAATTTTCATCTCTTTATTATTATTATAAATGGGGAGAAATTAATCTCCCCATATTTTTATTTTAAATATCGTCAAAAGATGCTCCAGTGTTAGTGATGTTGAACTCAATCGAAATGAATTCTAACGATCTTGTTGGTTTAATAAATATTCTACCATTAAGTTCGTTTCTATCAATAGACTCTGGTGTGTCATCCAATGTAACTCTAAAGTCAGTTAAACCTCTCTCTTTTCTAATGTTATCCAAAATTGGGTTAACCAAACTTAAGAACTGATTTCTTACAACATCATCATTTTGTTCGAATAACAATCTGATTGACACCGCTGAAATAAGTTTTCTAGCTTGTAACAACAATCTTCTAACATTGATTCTGTTAAGTGCGGTTTCTTTAACTTGTAGTGTTTTATTACCGAATATTACAACTCCTACATCTGAGAATGTCGCCATTGGGTTAATTCTTCCTTCGTATAAGTCATCTCTATCATCTAATTTTAGTTTAACTCTCGCTTTAATTGCGTTTGTTGTACCTCTATTTAAACCAGCTGCTGCGAACCAAGGGAACGCTACATTATCGGTAAGTGCGATGTTTCTCATAACTTCTACTGTTGGTGGTAACCATACGTATCTGTTATTTTCCGTATCATTCATCTGTAACCATGGCCAGTAAGTGGCGGAGTAGTTAGAGTCGACTGCCGAATCTTCTACGATGTCTACCGCTTCATCTGGTGTAATCGCTACACCATCTGCGTCAGTATCGGGAGTGGTTATCACATAAAGTGAATCCGCTCTATCAATTTCTACCATATCCACTGCGTTATCTACTAATCCGATATTATCTCTTAAATCAATACCTGGTGTTGCGAATACATTAATGTTAACCGCTTCAGGATTGTTATAAGTGTAAATACCATTTAAGTATGCGTAGTAGTCAGAATTAATTCCCTGATCTCCTTCAGTTGTCACAAATGTTGAGAATGTTCCGTTTGTTAATCCTATAGAACCTTTAGAACCTGTTTTTGTATAATTATCAGTATTGGTTCTTTGTAGTCTATATTCATCCCATCCGTCCCATCCACCGAATGATGTGAATGTGAATTTTCTAGCTGATAACCTTTCATAAGGTCCACCTACTAAACTAGCGTCATTTGTAAACGCTGACACACCAACTTGTAGTGTAGGAACATAACTATCATCTCCTAAATTAACTTCCGCACCATTTGCGTTTACGTCTAAGTGGAAACCATCTGTTTGTCCTGTATATACACCGTTGTTAACTGCGTTTTTACCTTTATAATCGAAGAAGTCTTGATCCACACCAATACCAGAATTTAAACCTAAAT